ACTGCCACATAGACTTCATGCTTTGTTGTTTGGCCGATGCCCTATCCCTGATAACGATTACTTCTTTAGCTTTTTTTTGCGGATCTTCCATAGTGTTTTATCCTAATAGGGATTTGGTGCCTACGTATTCTGGAATCAGGCTTCCTGCCTGAATCGTGTCTGCTCTCCCGAATTTTTTCCTACGTTTAATTGCGTCCATGGAATCTCCCCCTGACTCAGGGGTGCCTGTGGGTCCTATTCTCCGTTCTTCTTCTTTCCTTATTCTCTCTGCTTTGGCTGCCGCTTTGCTAGCAGATTTACGCTGCTCTTCTGCCGTAGCCGCCCCGGCCAGTGCTGTACCTAGTATTGCTAGTTCAACTCCCATGTCACACCTCTAATAAATAGATAGTTTCAAACTGTTTTGCTCCTATATGTTCGCAGTATTTACATATACTGTCATAGTCATCAGATGCAAACTTAGAAGCCGATATCAGCATATTACTACATCCCATCTTATGGGCTCTTTTTTTAGCCGCTCTGAGGAGTTTATGTCCTACGTGTATTTCATTACTTAAAGAAAACCAATGTGTACCTATTGCCATCATCTCAGCACCAAAGCAGGAATCAACAATTAACTGAGAGTAAACCCCAATCGGGTTGCCATTGTCGTCATATGCCACCAACACAGCACCTTTGTCCGTATTAATCACGGCTTGAAAATCTCTTTCAAGGCAATCAGAGTCGGTCTTAATTTTAAAATCCTCGGAATTGGACTGCCTCAGCCACTCAGCATATAGAGGGCGAAGCTCCGTCACATCTTTGGTTTCTAATATTCGCATCTTGTCCACTCTCCGTCCTTGTATACTTCCTTATGCGTCTTATAATACCGTATCCTCAGCCCAGGATTTATCTTCTTTGGCCGGGCCGTGGGGTATCCATTAGAGTGGACACTATTTCCTTCCGAATCACAAACACCCATTTTATGTCCTCGGACAATCATTTGCTCAACCTGTTCTTTACCTTTTGATTTCTTTTTCATATCAACACCTTGAATACTCGTTTTTTGCAAACTGTGGCCGATTACTTCTACTATTACCGCCCACCACAGGTAAATTATTGCTCATGGCAGCCATAATAAAGTAGTTCAAAGCATGCCGATAATCATCCGGCTTATCTCCCAATTTCCTGTACCTAAACACCATGCTACGAGATCTGCGGGATACCTCCGACACCTTAGCCACAGAAGCACACTCAGTAGCAAACTGACGCACTTCAGGACAATCTGCAGGCAATTCAATCAAACTATCCACCAACATCCTATGCGATGCGTCCATTATCTCAGTTCGATTAACCTTGACGATCCCCGTCTTGTCATTCCAACTCGTGCCCACAGGCGTATTAGACGCATATTCGCATAGGAAGGTTTTGAACGATGCTGTTTTTTGAAACTGACGAACCTCGTCCTCGTATGGTCGTATATCCACAACAGCGATCCTGACATTGAATCGGTAAGCCATGCTGAGAATCTCATCCATCGTTTCTAATCTGGCCACCCGGAGTATCCTCCAAGAGTTCTTTCCGTTCCTACATCCTATCACTACGTTCTTGTGCCTGCGAATATCCACACCCATAGCACAAGGACCGTGGTGAGAGTTCAACTGAGCACCCATGCCGCAATTACCCATTACTTGCTGCTTTGTGAGCTTATCCTCAGCAGAAATGAAAGGTTTGCCAAACTTAAGTCGCATGACATCGCCCAAATTCCCATCTGGGGGATTGGTGTATAACTGTAATAATTTATGAGGATCTCTTCTGGCAGAAGAGAGTTGAGACAATTGATAACCCCACATATCGTTGCTGTAGTGTGGTTCTTTAGGCACCCAACAACCTACATCAAGGCCCACCGGCTTGCCACAGGATACACAAGCAATATACCCCTTACCATCTGACCCAACCTCTACGTTATTGGGGAATACATCTTCAGCACATGTCCACCCATTCGACTTCTCAGTATACCATTCCCATGTGGCTCCCTGGGTCGGAGTAACCCCGCAATGCAGACACCTACGAAACCAATGTCGCTGATCGGATCTATTATACAGGGCAGAGATACCAAACCCAGGAACTGTGGGGTTTGATACAAAGTATTGCTCATTAACAAGCGAATTACCTAATCGCCCTTCTGCTTTAAGCAAGACCTCTAAGTCCATCAAATCAAACTCATCATAACGGATGATGTCCGAAGAAATACCACGCAACTTGCCCGCCTCCTTGGCCTCACCATCAATGGTTTGGCTCAATCGTGCTCCTCGCATGTAAAGATTAGCCCCATGGACTCTCTTGAGACTAGTGGTATTTGTATCCACTACATGCCTCTTTATAGCCGTGGGATTATCGTTCAATAGGGGACCAAACCGCGATTTGGAAAACTCCTGCATGTCCTCAGTCGTTGGGAAGAGATACAAAACACCCTTTGGATAGTGTCCATAAATCATCCCGTGCAGTGACGCAAGTATCCCTGCCTCACTGAATCCTAACTGAGTAGCTTTCATAACACACTGCTTCTCAGGAGCCAGGCCCTGCCGGTAAAGCATATGCTGCTGCATTGGTTGAACAAGATAAGGATGGTTCTTAAACTCAAATATACCATCCTGTAACTTTATACGATTCAGTAAAGCCCAATAACCTGCATCTTGGCTTGCCACATCCTTGGGATTTATTTGTGATAGATTAGTTACCATGGGTTACGAGTAGATTATACCAGCCTCCGTATAGGACACAACAGCCCCTTCAATCAGTGGACGATATACTACCGACATCGTGGCTTTTCCGGCCGTTAACGCATTGGCTCCAGCCAGTGTAATGTCAATGCCTCCTTCTGTCAAGATCGTACCAGATCCTTGATCTGTAACATTCACTACTTTCCTATCTACTCCTCCATGAATCAATCCAGTGCTAGTAGTAGCCACTACCAAGGCTGAGCCATCCAACTCTGCCCAGATAAAGTCTCCCAGTGCTGCACTGGTAATAGACACAGCCGCACCAATGATTCTATCACCGCCAGCATCTGAGTCAAATATCCATGCCATATTACAAACATTCGCTGAACATGCTGTGGTGATCTCCATATAAGCAGCCATCAGTTGCACGCTACCATCATACACACGGAATACATCTGATATCTTTGCCGTAGTTTTGATTAGATTGATTCCAGTTCTACGGATACCCCACATCTGCCCCATTCCAGGCCGCTGCAAAGCAATTTTAGGACTAATCGCTGTCATAATTATGACTCCTTATTCATCTCTGTTTTGAGTTTTTGAGATGCTTCCAACCATGTAATGGCCCCTTCATGCATCTTATTGAGTTCTTCACGAATGATCTGATCTTGTTTACCGGCAGGAGACAATCCTGACTTCATCTCCGTGAGGGCATTAATGAAATCTTCTTGTAAAGCGATAGCATCATCAAAAGATGAAGTATTCAATCCTCTAATATTTGATTCCCCTCGGGTCTTGAGTAGATAAATCATCTCCTCATGGAAAGCTTCTGATTTCTTGGCATATGCTTGTCCAATGCTAGTCTGCCACGCTGTAATTTTTTCTACTGCCATAAGGTACTTTCCTTTATACAAGGTTATTAATTAGGACCATCCATATAGGCTTGTTTGTGGGCTGCTAGCTCATCAGGAGTACATGTCATAGGATCGAATAAATCCACCAAGACTGACGAAACGTTAGCCTCGGTAGGCGGTTTGGAATCAGACAGAACATCTACGATAGGGGCAGAGACCGTTGCCGCTACCTCTATATAGGGTAATACTTCCGATTTCGTAGGAGGGATTACCACGACTTCAAGAGAAGCCTTTTGGATATCCTCAATAATTTCAGGTATCGAAAAATCAGGAATGATATTTGTTTTTTTCTTTTTTCGTGCCATGTGACTAACTCCTAATTAAAGTAGTTGTTGTCTTGTTTAAAATATTTCCAAAAATCACGTAGGATTAATTATATTTCCTTTGTAAATTTTCCAAAAATCATGGGAAATCCTAGTAATAAGACTTTCTTTGTCTCTATTGCAAAAATCTGAAATTTCACGGAGCACTGTATATGATGATGATGACCTTCCACTTGGGGGTAATGCCCGTGAGTAACCCCCACCCTCTACAATCCTATTATCTATATCGTAGACCTTAATCATTGTCACTCCCTTGGTCAGTGAATGGCCAACGTTTGATTGTCTTGTCCTGTACCGGAGCAGGTGACATGTCCTGTACCGGAGCAGGTGACATGTCCTGAATCGGCTCCGTTGGTACTGTTTGAGCCAGTATAGTGGATTGCACTGCCTTGCGTGTTGTGCTTACATCTGGCAATGTACGCGTATCCAATGCAAGCAATGCAAGTCGTGACATCTCTTGTCTTTGTGCTTGGTCTAATAATTGTTGTCTCTCAGTCAATTCGGTTTTGATTGTCTCACTGTGCCATCCACATATGGAAGCATATTCTTTAACCGCTGCTATCCTATCACGATATGTTGCTTCAAGATCTTGACGTATAGAATCGAGGAAAGAGAGGTGCTCAGTTCTTGCGTCTATTGTTTCCGCCTTATTTTCTGCACTTCTTAACCGAAACATCTCACAGTATCTCACATCCTGTTTTATCTTATACCCGTTGCCTTTTGCGTAGTCCGGACTATACCCAACTGCAAGCATAGCGGCCTGAAAGTCTAAACCCCCCACAATCTGTAAGTCTATTAACTGTGGCCACTTAACCGGCATTAGCTTATTCATTCTGCCGTCTGTTTCGGGGTTTAAATTGTCTTTTGTTTCGGCCATGAATCGAGCATATACAATCAGACACCCATAAGTCAAGCTAATTATTGTATTAGCACAGCTTATATTAGTCTTTCGTAATATTCACCCATTGGAAAATAATCGTCTAAATAAATTAAATTGTGTTGCTATGTATCGCCGATATTGTTATTATTGACGTATATCGTTTAAACGTAGTCTTTATTATTTAACAAAAAAGGATTTATCATGTCAAACCCACTATTTACCGCAGAGCAAACAATTGAGGATTGGACGATAGTATTTGCCGACAACAACAGGCTCCGTACACGCGGAGCCTTGAATTGTTATCAGTCTTTATATTACCCTTTTATAATATTCATAGCCTAGAAGATAATCGACCATTTTTATTTATTTTTATTGACTTGTATCACCGATATGTTAGTATTAAAGCATATCGTTTAACATATTTTTTTTTAACTTAATTGATAACTTAACATTTTGAAAGGGTTAAAAGATGAAGACTATACTTGGGGAATTCGGGAAAAAAGGTGGACACGAAGTAGTATTAGTGAAATTGGTCGACGGCTATTATTCTGAAATACGGCATCTCTGGAAAATGCTAAATGATGCCGACGCAATCGAGGAAGATGAAATCTTCGCAAGGCTCTATTCTATCGGTGCTGTGATCGAAGACTAACCGCAAATATAAACCCCATTGGAAGAAACTAAAATGACTATCAAAGAAACAATCCAAGAACAGTCGTATATTGTATTATGGAAGGGCAACAGTAAACTTGGAAGTCTGCCCTACGAATTAGACACATTAGACACCCTTAATGCCAAGTTCTATTTGTCTTTGATACAACGTGATATCACGGGCACGGAGCATTATGAGGTTTTAGCAAAAAGGTGCCGTACAACAAAGCAATGAAAATGCCAATGGTGGCAAGCAATGAAAGGAAATATCATGCTGAACAATGACATAGCACTATTGTAGTAGAACAAGTAATTAACACAATTAACCACAATTCAATTCCCTATTATGAGCAGGGAGTTTTTATTGTTGTCAGTCTTTTAAATTTTACTTTTTTTTGAAAGAATTTAATTATGGTATTTTACGAATTTAAAACTTATTGGACTACACCAATTTACGATGGTACATATAGTAAAGTAAATACATACCAAGATATTGAACGATACACAGACCAAGTCGACGAAAAAAACCCCACAAGGTACAAAACCAGATTATGCGAAAAATACACATTTTTTTTTAAAGGCCACGGACAAGGAAAACCAATATTCTGCATGATTAATCGACAAAGTTTTGACTATGATCCTGAAACAAAAAAAACTTCAAACACAAACTATAATGATATCAGGATTGAAGATCCTAAAAAAACAACAGAACAATATTGTAATTTGAACCAAGAAATATCACACCTGAACGGGAGTCTTGGCATCAATAGATACACAACACTCCCCCTTACTCTGACTTACTCGGACGGAACAAATAACCCCTCTAAAATCATCAAACAATACTCAGACATTATCCCATCTTAAAAGAAAAAGGATTTATTATGTTAAAGAAAGATATCATCACAAAAATGAAAAACCACAATCAAGCTTGTATCTCATTCAAAGGGCTTGTATCCAATCAGGAAGTAACAAATGCCCGTCAAAATTTTATAGACCACTGCCAAAAACAAGTGGATTCCATAAACGGTGCCAGCATGACAATAAAAAAAGATTCTCTTGAATTCAACAATGGCCAATTCTTTTTCTTACCAAAATATCCACGTCAAGGCTCTTTGATAGTTCGTAGCAAGGACTACGTAATTGATTCTATTTTCTGCGACTTCAAAAACATACTACCCGAATCATATACCGAAAGTGATTTGACTTGGGGCTTTAAAACCAAAGCCGGAAGTATTATCATGTTTTCAAAATAAACAAAAACCATACTCTTTTGAAAAAAGAAATATATTATGTATGAAATAATAGGCAACCTCATCATTCCATGGCCTTTAAAGAAACAAAAAGACTATGTACGAACCCAGTTAAAAAATGAAGCACTATCTCCAGGCATGTTTGCCTATTGGCTAAATAAACAAGACGAATTAACTTGCAGCCATGGCTTACATAATAACAAACACTGGATAACATAATACTACTTCCACTACCACCAACCAGGCCGGAATAATCCGGCCTTTTTTGTTTGTTCTTATTCTGCCACAAGTGAAAACAACCAAACCAAGGGTGGTATTATTCTGCCAGAAATATACACACCCAAACCAGTAGGGTATGGTTTTTTCCTTATTTTGCCGGAAGTATACACACCCAATCCAGTAGGGTGTGGTTTTTTCCTTATTTTGCCGGAAGTTGACACAAGCCAAAACAGACCTAATCGCATCCTTGTTTTTTTTTACACGACAAACTGAGTCAAAAACGCAGAAACAGTAAAAACATAGTGACATACCATCAAGGCAT